GTATTAGTAAGATAGGCACGTTAAATGTATTAGTTGAAGCTTTAAACTTTGCTTCTCAAGAACATAGCAGTAGACTAGAATCTTTGCTAGCAGAATGTACAGAAGCTGTGGTAAAACAAGAAGAACAAACTGTTGAAGAGTCAGAGGGCGACTCAAAATAGAATTTATTTAGGATTGTTTAGGAGTTCTTAAGTCCCTCCTTGCACTTGGTATTTCTCTTAAACAATCCATTTTAGTCAAGGAGAATATATGGCTTTTGTCAAAATGCATTTACCCTGCGATGCTTGTGGGAGTACAGATGCTTTATCCGTAAATGAAAATGGCTCGTCTAAGTGTTTCAGTTGCGGTGATTTTATTAAAAATTATAACAAGGAGGACAGCTCTATGGAGTTAGTTGAAAAACAAAATACAAGTTTGGATAACAAACACGGTGCTATTTATGGTGCTTTAAACGATAGAAAAATATCAAAAGATACAGCTACTAAATATGGAGTTAAAGCTGTATACAATACTGAGGGAGAAGTTGTTCAACATATCTATCCCTTTTATAACAACAACGAAAAGACAGCTTCTAAAATTCGATATGTAAAAGATAAGAACTTTAGTTTTCAAGGAACATACGAAGGTACTGGATTATTTGGCGAACAGCTATTTAAAGGCGGAAAGTATATTACATTAGTAGAAGGAGAGTGCGATGCAATGGCAGGATATGAGTTGTTTGGTTCTAAGTGGGATGTTGTGTCTATTAAGAGAGGTTCTCAAGGTGCTGTAAAAGATGTCAAAGAAAGTTTAGAATTTTTAGAACAGTATGAAAATATTATAATTTGTTTTGACAATGACAAAGCTGGTAAAGAAGCATCAAAGAAAGTAGCTCAGTTATTTACACCTAGTAAAGCTAAGATAATGACTTTACCTAATGGGTACAAAGATGCTAATGACATGCTTAAAGATAACAAACATGCTTTGTTTGTCAAAGCTTTCTGGGATGCTAAGATATATACCCCAGCAGGAGTTATAAATGTTTCTGATAAGAGAAGTGAGTTTCATAAAAGAGAAAAGAAAAATAGTATACCTTATCCTTGGGAAGGATTGAATGATAAGCTTGTGGGTATGAGAGGAGGAGAGCTTATAACTTTAACAGGTGGTACAGGATTAGGTAAGTCTAGTGTGACTCGTGAATTAGAGCATTGGTTAATAAAAGAAACAGAAGATAACGTAGGGGTAATAGCTTTAGAAGAGGATTGGAGAAGAACTATTGACGGTATACTATCTATAGAAGCTAATAACAGATTATATATAGACCATGTCAGAGAGCAGTATTCAGAAGAAGAGTTAGATAAATTCTTTGATATATTATATGACGGGGAGAATAAGAATAGGGTATGGGTACATGCACACTTTGGAACAAATGATATAGACGAAATATTTTCTAAGATTAGGTTTATGATTATAGGGTGTGAGTGTAAGTGGATTGTACTGGACCATCTACATATGCTTGTAGTTGCTTCTGCTGAAGGAGACGAAAGAAGAGCTATTGATAATATCATGGCTAGACTAAGAAGTATTGTGGAAGAAACAGGAGTAGGTATGATATTGGTTTCTCATTTACGTAGAGTTGACGGAAACAAAGGACATGAGAACGGTATAGAAGTTAGCCTTTCACACCTAAGAGGCTCTCAAAGCATAGCTCAGTTATCTGATTGTGTTATAGCCTTGGAAAGAAATCAACAAGCAGATAGTGAGAACGAATCTAATACTACTAAAGTTAGAGTTCTTAAATCTAGATACACAGGAGATGTAGGTTCTGCGACTAGGTTGCTTTACGACAGAGAAACAGGTAGACTTAATGAAATAGAAGAAGAGGAAACTGAAGAAGCTGTAGATTTTTAATATGAAATTAATGTTTGACATAGAAACTGACGATATAAAAGCTACTAAGATATGGTGTATAGTTTGTCAAGATATTGATACAGATAAAATTTATAAGTTTGACCCTTCTAACATTGATGAAGGATTAAAGTTATTACAATCTGCTGATACTATAATAGGTCATAATATTATAGGGTTTGATATACCTGTTATAAAAGACTTAACAGGTGTAGATTTAAATACAAAAAAAATAATAGATACTTTAGTAATGTCACGTCTTTACAATCCAGTAAGGGATGGTGGTCATGGTTTAGAAATGTGGGGGTATCGTTTAAAGTTTCCTAAGATAGACTACAAAGAATTTAAACATTATTCTGAGGAGATGCTTAACTATTGTGTAAATGATGTGAAGCTAAACACAGTTCTGTATAGATATTTATTAAAAGAAGGACAGGCTTTTGCTACAGAGAGTTTAGATATAGAACATGAAGTATTTAAAATAATGAAGCAACAAGAAGTAAACGGATTTAAATTTAATTCTGTTGAAGCTTCTATATTTTTAGCTACTCTTAGAGAAAAGATACAAGAGATAGAAAAGGAAGTTCAGAAAGTTTTTGTGCCTAAACTTGTAGACATAAAAGAAGTAATACCTAAAATAAAAAAAGATGGAGACTTATCTAAACAGGGGCTTACTCAAGAAGAATACGATGACATTATTAAAACAGGTAATAAAAAACCTTTTATACGTAGAAAATTAGTTGATTTTAATTTAGGTTCACGTAAGCAGATTGGAGAATATTTAATTGAGTTTGGGTGGAAGCCTGATAAGTTTACACCAACAGGTCAGCCTATTGTTGACGAGGGTACTCTTTCTAGAATAAACAACATACCAGAAGCAAAGCTAATAGCTGAGTACTTACTACTACAAAAAAGAATTGCACAGATAAGTAGTTGGTTAGAAGCTGTACAGGACGATGAAAGAGTTCATGGTTTTGTAATACCTAACGGTACTATAACCGGAAGAATGACACACCGCAATCCAAACATGGCACAAGTTCCTAGTATAACTTCTGAATATGGTACAGAATGCAGGAGTTTCTGGTGTGTAGAGGAAGGGTATAAATTAGTTGGTATAGATGCTAGCCAATTAGAATTAAGATTATTAGCACATTACATGAACGATGAGGAATACACATATGAAATCACAAAAGGAGATATTCACACACATAACCAAAACCTTGCTGGACTTAAATCTAGAGATGAGGCAAAAGTATTCATCTATGCACTCTGCTACGGAGCAGGAAATGCAAAGCTTGGGAAAATGGTTGGAGGAAATGCCAAAAGAGGTGGCGAATTGCGAGAACGTTTTTTTGGTAGTCAACCAGCATTTGCAACTCTTACAGACCAAGTACAACGAGCTACGAAAAAAGGATACTTAAAAGGTTTAGACGGAAGGAAACTTTTTGTAAGAAGTGAACACTCTGCTCTTAATACTTTGATACAAGGAGCAGGCTCTATAGCTATGAAAAAAGGATTAGTTATTTTAAATAAAAAATTAAGACTGAACGGTATTGATTATAAATTTGTTGCTAACATACATGATGAATGGCAAGTAGAGGTTAAAGAAAGTCAAGCTGATTTTGTTGGTAGAATAGCTGTAGAAAGTATAATAAAAGCAGGAGATTATTTTAATCTTCGTTGTCCTTTAGATGGCGAATACAAGATAGGAAACAACTGGTATGAAACCCATTAAAAAAGATAGAAAAAAATTTGATATTGATTTAGAATACGGAGAGATAAGAGAAGATAAAATAAAAGACATGCTAACAGGTAAGAAGATAGAAGTTAAGTCAGAGAAGGGCATGTGGATGAAGACAGGAAACATATGTATAGAGTATGAGTCTTGGAGTAAACCATCAGGGATTAGAGCAACGGAATCAGATTATTGGTTTCATAACTTATGCGTAGGGGATAACGAGTTCTGTACTCTTGTATTTAAAACAGATGTTCTTAAAACTATAGTTGATGAGCTTGATAGTTTTAAAACTGTATGTGGAGGAGACCATAATGCTAGTAGAATGTTCTTAGTTAATCTACAAAAATTGTTTTCTTCAGATGTTATTAAAGCATTTAAGGATATTGAAGATGAAAAAAAATAAAGAAACACTTGACACATCTACTCAGGAAGTATATAATAAACTGTCGGCAAAGAAAAGAACAGCCGAATCTGGTCATTGGTATACCCAAGAGGGAGACCCAATGTACACAATTATTGGTGCTAACGGTAAAGAAAGAAACACTACTCTTAGAGATGCTAAGAAAGATAATCTAGTACCTTCTGTTACTACTGTTCTTGGCATGATAGCAAAACCTTCATTAGAGAATTGGAAAATAAATCAAGCACTTAACTCTGCTTTGACTTTAGAAAAAGAACCTTCAGAATCTATAGGAGAATTTGCATATAGATGTAAACAAGACTCTAAAAGAATAGGGCAAGAGGCTGCTAAA